CTGCATCGAAGTCAACCCGGAGCGGAAGCGACATAGGCACAGCAAACCTCCTCGATTTGCTGTGTTGAAACAGATCAGCCGCGGTCTGCAAACCCTAGTAAGTCAGCCTCTCAGAGATTTGGTATAATATCGTCTGGGAACCTGATTATCTTCGAAAATACGCTCTAGATTCTTAATATTTATCTTATCTCATTCTTAAACAATCTATTCTGACGGGTTGCCATAAACCCTTGAATGGAGGATCTGGCTCCACAAGCCTCAAGACCTTCTGCATTTCGGGTGACTGATACCATTGCTTATCCAAACCAATATCGGAATAAAGCTCTTTAACCGTTATATATACGAAATCATGCGAGATCGCCAGCTCTCGGCGAACTTTGTGGTAGTCATCCCAACCGGAAGATGAGCGGACGCATGCAGCAAAATCCTCGCCTTCGCGTTCAGTCACTGTAGCTTTTCTTTCACATACGGCACAGCGCGCGCCTTCCAGCCAGCGGTGCTGGCGCACCAACGTGAAGCACTTGGCGTCGTCGATCAGACCCGAAAGATTGATCAAGTCGGATGCGGTCATGACAAAAGCTCTTCGCGCGAGCCGGTCAGCTACCCCCGCTCTCGCTCGCGCACCAGACGCCCGCAGTCCTACGCCCCGGACCCGACTTCACCATCCCGGAACTCAATAAGAGCCTGATACCCTACTCATTCATGTGCCTGCTCAAACCACTGAGAAAGCGAAGTAATGACTTTCTCGACCTCGCTGCCCGGCATGGCGCCGTCGTGAATGAGCAGAACGGTCCCGCGCGGGTGCTTGGGGTCGTTCAGTACTAGGCACGCCACGTCGTCGCTGTCGCAGCGACGCGCGAACGGTAAAATCTCATGCGACGGGTAAAGCTGTTTCAGCTTGTTCTTGTTTACGACAGCGGCGCTCTCGTCCAGCAAGAACCAGCCGCCGAATTCCTGCTCACCCGTCGCAAGCCACCGCGAGAAGGCGGGCGGGACATGGACCTCTTCGGATGCGAGGGCATATGGGAGCCAATCGAGAACGTTCATTGGTCATCTCCTGGCAAGCGGGGCCGCCGGGCAGTGCCGGTCGGGTCGAGTGGTGGCCTTTGCCGTTCGGTCTCCCGTCCACCCCCGCAACGGCCGCATCCGCCACATCCGCCCGTTGTAGCCGCGCAGCGCCGCGGCGGGCCACTCGATGCGCAGCACGATGGTGTCGACGCCACAGGGCAACGCCTCGTCCCTCACCGCCCCACTCCGTACTCCGTCCATCGCATTGCCCCTAAATCTCACGTGCGCCTATCCAACTCGCCCAGCACGACGCTTCACGTCCCGCACTCTGCCTCACCGAGCGAGAACGCCACGTCAAACGGGATTTCGTTGGCGGTAAAAACAAATTTCCTGCCAGGCCACCACTTTTGGTCAGTGCTCTGAGCACGGCCGGGCCGCCCTCCCTCCGGCCCAGCCGCGCCTAGTTTCCCGAGGCAGCGGCGGCCAGACCCTCTTCCACGGCGGCAACCCCCGCAGCGCCACCAGCGCCACCAGCGCCGCCAACGGCCCCTCCGTCGCGGGCCGCGGCCGTCGCAGCACGCCGTCGATGATGGTGACGCAGAACGCGAGCATGGCGTAGCCCACGTAGCGGTCGTTGGCCGACAAGCGCGGCCCCTCCGCCTCATGCTACACCGTGCCCTCCACCCCAACCGCAAACGGCTGCCCGCACCATGACCTCTGAAACGGGCTTTAAACCACCCTCCCGAACCCCCTACTTCCCGCCCCCGCCCAAATCCTTCGGCTCAGGCAGCGCAGAGATCCCGCCTTGCGGATCAGCATGCCGGTGCTGGTTGTATTTCTGCCGTAGCTGATCCAGCGACCCCAACCGGTCATAAACATCGCCCTCGACATGCAAGTCGCCCCGCACCGAAACCGTCCCGTCATTCAACAACCGCAAGTAGCTACCGCTGCGATGCGTCAGCCAAAGCTCCCCCACAGGCGTAGCCGGCGCACCCGCCAACGCGCTCCATGCCCGCGCCGCAATCACCCCATGCTCAGCGTCGCCCTCCTGCGGCAGCATCAGCACCTGGTCCCCCGGCGACGGCGGGCACGAAATCCCCCACCCAGCTCCAACCCAAGGACTCAGCACCGGCAGCCACCCCGTCAGGACCCCATCCGGCTGCAGTTGCACCCGCGCCGTCCCCGCCGCTGGGTCAACCGACGTCACCACCCCAAACCGAGGCTGCCCCGCCGCCGCGTCCTGCGCCCCGGTATGCCCCTTGATCGCGTTCAAAAACCGGTCCATCAGCTCCCCCCGCCCGGTGCAGCCTGCAGCCGCAGCCGCTGCGTGAACCCCCGCCGCACATCCAAATGCCGGCTCAGCTCCGCTACCGCATAGTCCCGGTCCCAACCCGCCCCAGCCCCCACCAGCGCCACCCGCGTCCGCGCCGTCATGCCAAGCTCCCCCGGCATCGTCGCCTGCGCCGTCCACTCATGCCGCAGCAGGTCCGCCAGCGCCCGCTCCGCCACAAGCTGCGCCTGCCCGGCATCAAGGTTCGGCCGCACCAACGCCTGCCGCCATGCCGTTCCGCCCGACCCGCGCCGCGCCACATACTCCACCGCTGCCCCGGCCTGCGTGCCCCAGCTCCGCACCGTCACCTCGATCGCCCGCGACAACCCCAACGCATGCTCCAGCTCCAGCTCCAAACAGTCCTCCATCCTAAGAGCCTGTCCGGAGATAAGTGATCGAACTCGATTATTTTAACACCCTGATATGGCTCGCTGATTTTTGACTGAATCAGAGCGTTTATCTCCGGACGGGCCCTAAGCGCAACCGCCCCATCCAGCGCCGGCGGCCCAAACACCAGCCGCTCACCGTCCATGAACAGGTCAAACCCCTCCTGGACCGCCAGGAACGCCAGCAAATCCCACTCGGTCAGCGCCCGCGCGAACTGCCCCAGCACCAGCCGCTCATGCTCGTTCTGGTAGTACCGCCCCACCGGCGTCGAAGTCGGCGTTGCATCCGCCACCAGCCCATGCCGCCCAGCGACAACCTCGACGATCTCGCTCGAAGTCCGGTTGGCAAACGTCTCTCCCACCCGCGCCTCGATCAGCCCGGCCGAAAGATCCCGTCCCTCAACCTCCAGCACCCCCCGGATCGGATCAAACGACAGCGCATCTGCGGCTCCCACCACCAGGCTGGCCCACCCGTCGTCCAACCCAACCTGCACATCAAGCCGCACCCCCGGCGCTTGCAGCCCCGCCATATCCGCGACGCTCGCCGCGATCCGCACCCGGAACCGGTCCGCCGCCAGATAGCTGTTCGCAAAAACGTCCACCGCCAGCACCCCAGCCAGCGCCGACCCATCCGCCAGCACCCGCGCCCGCGGCTGCCTGGTCCCCTGCCTAGCCCCGCTCAATGCCGCCTCCCGCTGTCGGATCAACCGCCGGCAGCTTCAACGTGACCAGCCCAGCCAGCACCGGATCGGACAGCCCGTTCGCCTTGGCGATCCGGTTCCACTGCGTCGCGTCCCCCAACCGGGCCAGCGCCAGCCGAAACAGGTCGCCCCCCGCCACTGTCACAATGTTCATAGTTTGTTCTCCAAACTCGCAGCGAACGCCCGCGCTGTGGCCAACCGCGCCAACTGCCCCGCCGCCACTGCCACGTCCGACAACGCCGCCGAACCGAGCCCAACCCCCGCCGCCGCCATCGCACCCTCCAGCCCCGGCCCCGCCCCCAATGCCGCCGCCTCAGCCAAAGTCGCCAACGCCGGCAGCGCCTCGACCGCCGCCAAGTCCCCCTCCGACAGCACCGTGCAGGAAATCCGATACGGCACCCACCACGGACTGGCGCAATCCGCCTCAAACCGCGAGATGATAACGGTGAACCGCCACCCGTCCCACCCGAGCGGCAGCGCCTGCCCCGCCCGCCGCAGCTCGTCTAACTGCCGCACCCGCTCCACCGCATCGATCCCCGAAATCATCCCCGACCACGCCAGCTCCCCATCGTCCGGCCCCATCGCGTCCACGATCCGCGTTCCGCCCGGCAGCGTGTGCACCGCCAACCGTTGCTTTCCGCCCAGCGTGATCCGCTCCGGCACCTCGAACCCCTGAAAGGCGACCGGCCCCAAAACCGGCGGCGCCCCCATCACAAAGCTCCCGACGGCGTCCAGGCCGCAGCCTGCCGCGGATCAAAATGCGTCATCCCGGCCGAGGGCCGCGCCGCGTCCCGCCCCATCCGGTCCGCCAGCCAATGCCCCACCAGCCGCCCGTCCAGCATCACGTCCCCTCCGCTTCTGCCGCCATCCTGCGCCTGGGCTGGCGGCACCGCCGGGCGGCCCGGCAGCAGCTCGCGCCCTGGCACCGCCGCCTGTCCGCCCGGCCTCCCCGCGATGGGCGCCGCGGGCGCCTGCGGGGCCGCCGGCATCGCCGGGACCCGCGGCGGCGGCGCAGCCGGCGTCTGACGCATTCCGCGCTCCACGGTCCGGATCGGCTCCACTGCACCAATCGGCGCACCCGGCACCATAGGGGCTGTCGGAGCCGTGCGCGGCGTTTCCATGACCAGGGCCGCGCGCGGCGTCTCCATCGCCGGAGCCGCCCGCGCCGTCGGTGCCGCGACCCGCATCGCCTCCACTGTCGCCGTCGTGATCGGCGCAACCGGAATTGCAGTCGCCGCCCACTTGGCCGGTCCCGCCACCGGAGCCCGTCCGGGCGCGGCCGGCACATGGTCCGCCACTGCCTGCGTCACGACCTGCGGCACGATCGGAGCCGCCCGCACCGGCGCCGCCGCCGGACCCGTAGCCGCCGGCGTCGCCGCCGCCGCCACTGCAACCGGCGTCGCCACCGGAGCCGCCGCCACCCCCAGCGTCGCCCCGGCCGGCGCTGCCATCGCCGCGGCCACTGCCGCAACCGGGGCCGCCTGCGCCGGCATCGCCGCCGTCCTTGCTACCGCTGGCCTCACCTCCGGCCGCTCAAAATCCGCCTCCCGCGCCGCCACCGCAGCTCCCGGAGCCATCGCCGCCCGAGCCGCCACTGACGCGCCCGCCACTGACGCGCCCGCCACAACCGGCTCCGCGACCGTGGGCACCCGAATTGCCTGCGCCGGCGCGACCGTCCCCGCCGCCCCCTGCGCCACAGCCGTCAGCGTCATAGCCGTCAGCGCCTCCAGCCGCCCCGCTGCCGCCGTCGCTGCCGCCGCCCGGTCCAGCGTCTCGAACCCCTGCGCGATCACCTGCAACCCGGCGCTCACCCCGTCCTGCAGCGCCAATTGGATGCCAATCTCATATGCGTCCGTCATGCCCAGCCCCCACAGAAGTTACAGTGCGGCAACAGCAAATCGAGCGTGGCTGGCAAGGCGGCCAATGCCGGAACCAAGGGTTGCCCATCGGCAAACTTGGCCAAAGCAAAACCGTGACCCCACTCAACAAAGCCACCTGTCCATCTCGGATCGCCACAAAATGACCTGCGCCTCATCAAACGGAACACAGGTTTCCAACGACCAAGCCCTCGCCGTTCAAGCACGCGAAAAGGCAAGTGTAGAACGGACGGTCCCGCATATCAAAACAGACAAAGGGTTTCGGACGCCGACATGCGCCCACAGGTGCCTGGCTGCGCGCTAAATATCTGCTCATCGACAACCGCCTTCGCAATCAGAAATCAGCTACCATTCGGCATCTGGCACCTCGCACTCGTACCAGGCGTTGAGTTGCGTGTGCGTAGCTAAAATAACAGCATCAAACTCGCCGCGATGCAGGATGATTTCTTCCAAGTCCAACGGATTTCGATAAATCAGGCGCGTTTGTTTTTCACAATCAATAAGGTAGCCTGTAAAATGATTAAATATATCAAGTCTGACGCCTATATCGTGGTAAGATGCACTCTCTGCTAGTTCATCGTATTGCTGCTCTAGTTCGCCACGGAGAGTAGCATGAATCCTATTGAACGCCTTCTGCATTGGAAGATGAAAGAGCTGACGATTTTCTCGGCGCCCGTTGTCTTTGGCGATGCTGGTTACGCTCCACAGCGCGTCGCGCAATGAGTTCCCAGGTTCCCAATTGCCGAACTGCTGGCCACTGATCCAGTAGCATAGCTTGCCATAAAGCCAAGCTCCGCCATAGTTGCTATTAAGCTCCATAGCAATCGCAAAGCGGGTAGGGTCACCAAAGATCATGGATTGGCCTCATACGGCGGCTTGACACGCAATTCGACGCTTTCGGGATAGTAAGGGCCTCCTTTTAGGGCAGGAGCGCCACCATTGCCAACTTCGGCCGGAACACCGCCGGACCGACCCGCGCCGGCTCTCGCACCGCGCCTGAACGCCCGGATTCCCAACACCCCGCTCGCCAAGCCCGCCCCGAACTGGCCCCACGCCTCGCCGAGTAGCCCGCCCATCGCCTCCCCAAGCCGCTGCGCCGCATCGCGTGCGTCCTCTGCTGGCTCTCGAACGCCGTCACGTGCGTCAGGTCCGCCCGCCCGCGTCATCGCATGGTCGCTCTGGCGCAGGCAGGGCCATTCAGTTCTAATTATGCCGTGCCGAGAGCCAGTAGCTGATTGAAGCTGACGGCGTTGGCATAGAGCGCCAGGCTGATGTTCTGGACGCCCTTGGCGCGCAGAACGTTGAGAGCGACC